CGCTGGGCCTGGAGTGTTGGACCTGGCCGGGGGGGGGGGGGGGGGGTACCTCCGCCGCACGCCAACCTCAATTCCCCCCCTCCCCCACCCCTCGCACACTGTACACAAAACAACCCCCCTTCCTCGCTGCTCATCGTATCTCGTATACATAATGCAGAATATCTCATAATCAAATACAACATACAGCACAAAACAACGACAAAACAGCAGTATACAGTATGCATAGCACATAATACATGGGTAATTGTGCATGCAACTAATAACAAAAGTGTATACTGCATGAAGAATAAGATTAAAAAAAGATAAGAAAATGTATAAATGATGCTTGACATGCTGGGATATGTGGTCTATACTTAAATCAACAAAACGAAAGGAGGGGGAATGTAAAAATGAAACCTATCAAAATGAAAAAGGTTATAGGCGGGATCAGGTACGACACGGAGAAGGCCACAATTATAGCACATGATTGCTACTGGGACGGCCACAACATGGAAAGAAACGGCCGCAATACCTACTTGTACAAAACACCCAAAGGTCGCTACTTCGCTGTATACCAGACATTGTGGCAAGGTGAGCTAGATAGCCTGGAACCGTTGGAGGAATACGAGGCAGTATATCTCTATGAACAACTTCCCGAACATGAGGTCGAGTTCGAGGAAGCATTTCCCAATGTAAAAGTCGAGGAAGCATAATTATGGACAAAGGAAGAGGGATCTTTGATCCTTCTTCCTTTCTTTGTATTTTGTGTACGGTGAGCAGGGATGACCACAATTGCGTGGTAGGCAGAAGGAAGAAAAACCAAAAAGGAGGAATTGGGAATGTCAGATTGGAAAGAAACAGCTAGGCAAATAGCGGAGGAAGCATGGGAAGAGTACAAAGACAACGAAGAAGCAGCGATTGAATTTATCGAAGAGAGCGTAGACGGGTGCGCTGAAGTAATTTATACTACTGAAGCGTACGAGGTGGTATGCAGCGCACGTAGCTGCGATTATGAAACGTTCGATATAGCGAACGATGAACTAAGAGACACGGGAGGGTACAGAATATATGACGGGGAAACAATCGACGATATAATTACAAGGCTAGCATACTGGATCATTCACACTGAAGCTGTGGATCATTACTGGGAACTGGTAAAGGAACACGAAGAGGAGGAAGAAGAAGAGGAGGAGGAAGAAGAAGAGGAAGAACAAGAGGAGGCGATCTATGACGCATAATAAACCACTTAAGGAAGAGGGTTTATTCCCTCTTCCTTCCACAAGAAACAAAAGCCTAAACTAAAGGGGGAAAAGTAAATGATTAACTGGAGAGAAACAGCAGAAAAAATAGGAGAAAGTGCATTTAGATTATATGGCGATCAGGAAGACAACTTAATTGGCTTCGTAATTGAATACGTGGAAGACACGGCAAACGAAACAGTAGCAGTGAACTATTTAGACGAAGCATATAAAATGGTATACGACGCAAACATAAATGATTACAAAGTATTTAAAGAAGCAACGCAAGCGTTGCTAACAGACATATCACTTGAAAAGAATATAGAGAATATTATTACAAGATTAGCGTATTGGGTGATATATATAAAAGCAATGCATAGATATTGGGAATTAGTGGAACAGGAGGAGATGATGATAAACGCATAACAAACCGCATAAGGAAGAGGGCTTATTCCCTCTTCCTTTTCTTTTTTGTTTTTTATACAGAGCCGTCCACATTTGGCTTGCACTTCTACGCAGGCGGAAGATAACAGAATTTGCATAAAAACCAGAGGCGGAAGGAGGCTGTACTAAATGAAAGTTACAAAGAATTTAAAGCAAAGACTGGAGAAAGCAAAAAGAGAAGGGTTTAAGCGTGTTTATGTCGTGCTAGGCAATAAATTCGCCACAACTTATTGTTCGGTTGTGGATATTGACACGCTACTTAACTGGCCTACTGGCACGCATTATTGGGTGCCGAGACCAACAGGCGGAAGGTGGAAACGCTGGATGAATACACGACACCTTGATCCCACAACCGACATACAATATAGCATGCTGTTTGACCAGTATTTCGACGAAGATAAGGGGCGGAAGGGGGCTTAGATAAGGTGAAATGTATAATCTGTGGGCAAGAAATTCCACAAGGTGAAACAGAGATGCTGTTTTTGAGTGATTCTGTGCCAAAAATATGTGAAGATTGCTTTGACATAATAGCTGAAGGTAAGAAAAATAGAAGATAATACTGTATACTGTATTATCTTCTTAAGAAAAAGGTAGGCCAGGACAATTGGCCTACCTTTTTTAAGATGTTACGACCAGCCAAATTCCACAATGCGGAACAAAGGTGGGAGATTACACCCAAAAATACCCCCAAAAAAGGGCCCGAAGTGGGAGATAAGCCACATGCCGAATGGCCTACGCTAGTTTACTGCTACTAGCACCCCTCTTCAGTGTATATACTATAGGGGCAAAAAACGCGATAAACACTTTCGTGGCGTAGACCCCTTGTGAAAGTTTGGTATAAAGTGAGGACAGGTGAGTGAGGGGTGAGTACACTTTAACAGACGTGGTGTTACTATATATAGACTGGGATCTCGGGGGTGAGTACATGAGTGAGGGCAAACAAAAAGGGCCGAGACCATTTTTCCACTTTTTATGTGTACTCAGCCTCGACCCCCATAACCATGCCTGTTAATAACGTCCGTTAAAGTGTACTCACCCTGTCCTCACCTCACTCACCTGCGTTTCTTTTTTCTGAATTCTATATACAATTCACTACAACGGCGTAACACTTTTGCCTTTTTCGGGCCCCTTGCCCTACTTTTTTCTTTATCTCCCACCGAACTGTGGGCCTTTTAACCCTCACTCACCCCTTTGGCCTATACCTAAAAATACCTAAAAATTCAAAGTACACACTGCTTTGCTCCATTCTACCACATCTTTTTACCTTTGTCAACTCCCTCCATCCCTAGCCCTCTTCCTATCATTCACTTTACCTCTTATCTCAATTTCCGTCAACATATTTTTGTTTATGTTTTTCTTTCCATCCACACCCACCCCCAACCCACCCCCCAATTGTGGACTTCAAAGCCCCTCATTCTTTGTCCAAAACCCCATCTCTCGTGCCCCAGAACGCCTCATCTTTCTCTCCCAAGCATAAAACACTACCCCCACCCCTTCAAATTCAATCTACGCCATTCTAGCCCCACATCCCCCCCAGTGTGGTACTCCAGGCCTATTTTTACCTTATCCAGCCCCAAATACTTAGGTCTACAGCCCCACAACACCCCAAAACCCCAGCATTAGCAAGGCTTATTTCAATTACAACCTCCCTCTTGACATTCAGTCCAAAGGGCCTATAATAAGGCTACAATACCTAGAAGGAGGAGAGCAAGATGGCAAAGAAAAGAACAAAGAGATTCTACGTGAGATTCTACGTGGAAGAAAGGGCAGTAAGAATAACAAACAAAAACGACATTGCCGCCATAAATTTTGCAGCACTCGCCACAGCTACCCCTACCTTTGACGATCGCTCTTGGGAGTACCTTTGCGTACGAGATCGTTATGTGGTAGGTACCGACACTCACAGGATACACCGAGCCTTCTTAGAAAGTACCATTGAAAACGGGCTTTACGCTCTTGTCAAAAGCACAAAGAAAGAAATTATCATCGAACGTATTAAAGATGAAGGGGGCTACCCTTCGCAAACAGCAATTGACAAATACCTACAGATTACTGGCCGCAAGGTAGAAGTCAAAGAAAAAATACTTAAATTTTTACCAGCTATCTTAGTCTACCTTGTGGGTGGCAACGGGCAAGCAATCAAGCCAGAATACTTAATTGATGTATGTAGGTTCCTGCCGTCGGCTAACGTTATCGTTACGTTGCCATCCGACCCCACCCATGGAGTACACATACTACATACGAGCGAAAACATGGAGGCTTTCATTATGCCTATCGTCTTAAACTCTAGTAAAATAGTAGAAAGAAAATATTAATTTATCCCAAGGAGGAGATTAACATGTCTAAAACAAGGAACATTAGTTTCTATTTTGTCCCCACAGGTGGAAGTAAGCTCTTCGCTTGTGGTAAGGGCAAGTTCGATAACGGCAGTAACATAGAACACTGCTTTTACTTCATCGTTAATATACCTATCCTTAAGAAGTTCTTTCGTGTTCGCTATTGTGGTATGTACGGTGATATAAAAATAACGACTTATGCCTAACAGGCGGAAGGAGGAATTAAAGATGCCTAATATGTATTATTACGAAGCTAAACCAAAGAATGGGCGGCTAACAGCCCGCCATAAGAAAGAGTTACAGAAAGCAGGATTCGGCTGGACGGGCCTAGGATGGATTGCCCAAGCGGAACGACCGCCCAAAGTGTGGGGCTGTATTGTTAGAGTTATAAAACCTAAAACTGGCCCAATAGTAATAAATACGGAGCAAGATTGGAAGAGCTTTTTAAAGACAATACATTAAAGGGGATATAACAAGTGAAAGAAATTACTATAAAGTTATCAGAAGCAGAAATTAATCACCTATTGGCTCATCTTGAAGCTAACGGCCAAATTACTGGTATGAATTATGATTGGTATTATGGCGACCGAAATAGGTTTGAAAAAAGACACGAACGATTAAAGCAAAAATTAAATAGCGCGATAGAGGCGGAAGGAGGAGAACAAAAATGAATATAGAAAAAGAGATGAAATTAACCCCAAGGGGCAAAATAAAAATAGTTAGTAAGAAGGTGTTCCTTAGGGGTGAGCCACACTATGAAGTTGTTCACATCGAAGCTGCTCCGAGCATTGATCTCCCTGAGTCGTATATATTGGGGTACCCATGCTGTTACTATGAGGAGGTATATGATTCTAGATATCTTCATGTGAGGTGGATCGAGAAAGGAATAATAAAAACTAAAAACATTTACATAGGTAGTACTTATAGGATAGACGAGTTTGAAGAGTTAATATCGCATATTAAAGATGCTGGTAAACGTCTATCTAATCTTATAAAAAATTACAAAGAAACATATTTCAAGGATGGAGAGAACTTGTGGCAAGGTGAAAGAATTGACATTATTTGACCAAAGGAGGAGAACTAAAATGACCAAAGAAGAGCAACTTAGGCAAGCCTTCCAAGAAAAAGGCTTCACAGTCAGAGCTTCAAAGATCGACGAAGAAATCGAAGACTACATATTCGTTGTGGAAGACCGTACAGGAGATATACAAGTGTATCATTTCTACTTAGCATGGCTGTCTTTGGTGCCTATGGTTGAAATTTATCTTTTCGACTCTTTTAAAAGAAGAAAACGAAACCAACTACGCAAACGGCCTCAAGAATTTTTAGAAACCTTCGATCGCTACATGCTCTACAACTTAGCAAGCATAACCATGGAAGAAGACGAGTGGCTGGCACAATAAAAGGAGGAGATAAAAATGAAAGAGAAAGATTGGGAACTAATATTAAATGCGGGACGACAGAGAGTTTACAAGCTTAACTTTAAGGTACGATACTTCAAACGACCAGATGAAGAAATGACACCTATCAAAGAAGCATTCGATTACAACATTTGCTTGCCAGAACATCTTGAGATTGTAGACGACACCGAAACGATCGATAAGGTTTGTGTATCTGATGCTCATGACCACGTTGAGCGGTTAGTCTTCCCTGTAGTGTATGCCATTGATAAACGTACGGGCACTGAACATCTATTCGTAAACCCCCTTGATATCGATGGACACATGACGCCATTAATCGGATATGGTTACGCAAAGACTATACACAAGGACGAAGTATATCTTAGGCACCTTAGGATGCTTAACAAATAAAAGCATAAGGAGGAGATTTATATGATAAACATAGAAAGTAAGGCTTGGAAGATTTTATCACCCAGCGGCGAGGGTACAAAAGACTATTTTCTTTTTATGACACGTTTTGACCTGGGCATGATGTTTCATTTTCATAGGGATAACGACAAAGATGAATTTGATGTAGATGCATACTTAGTACAGTGGGTAATAGGCGAAAAAGAAGTGCTTGAGGCCAACGCTCAAGAAATACTTAAAGAAACTAAGGACGAGTTTTTTAATTTGGTTAAAAATTATAACGAACGTAGCGAACTAAAAAGGCTGTATAAAGAACTCACTCAGCGGGAGCTAGTATGTAAGCCCGATTGGTATATTGAATGGGAGGAGGATTAAATGGAAAAGGCTAGGTGTTTTATCTGTGACGATCAAATTAATGAGGCAAGCAAGATGGGGATGGTTGTTCGTTGCGACTATATGTTTAAGATATGTCGTGAATGTGCAAATAACATATGGGAGGTGGCGCAGGTGGCGCTTACAAGAAAAGAAGTAAGAATATCGGATGCTTCGTTAAGTTACTTACAATCAGACGAGTTGGCTGAGGCGTTTTGTGGGGAATGCCCGTGGAATACGTATGAGCCCTATAGAAAAAATATTGTGACGGGCGAAGTAACACAGCCGCACCAAGAATGTCCTGCTGACTTCAGCATTGGTAGCGACAGGTGTGCTATGAAGGCACAGTTTGAAGAGGTTGTGGAAACCTTAGCTGAGGCCGACAAACTAGCGGGCTTAAAAAGAGAGGTGAAAATTATCCTATGAAAGACTTAGAACAAGAACTCCGTAGAGTGGCCGACGAAATAATCAAGCTGGTCTGTGAAAAGAATGCCCAATACGGTGATGCATACTTTAAGCTTAGAGATGAATGGAATACACAAAGCTTTTGTGTCAGGGTAGGTGACAAATACTATCGTCTGGTCAATTTAGTCAAAAGTGGGCAGCATATCATAGACGAGTCAATTGAAGATACGATCAAAGATATCATTGGGTATTGTATGCTGGAGTTAATATACAGAGAAAGCACATATCGTATTAAAGGCTAAGTTTAATAAGGAGGAGGTAGGTATGGTAGCAATAAGTGATTCAAATCAAAAATCATACTATTATATTAGCGAAGAAACTATGAGAGAATCAATACAAACGCTAGAGTGGGCATTAAACTCTTTAGGCTGGTTCCTCGACCATGCAGGTAATAAAGATTATGTAGACCGATGGCAGGAGGCGTATGATCCTAAAGGAGCCATTAAAGCCTTACACTCAGCTATTGTAAAGCTAAAAGAAGCAAGCCAAATAACGTCAGACTTTAGCATCGACGAACTTAAAAAAGTCATATTAAAACAAGACTTTTTACTTGATAAAATAATGACTGTTTGCGCTGATGCTGGTTCCGTAAACGACTTCCCAGAACACGAATGTCGTGCTTTGCTGAAGGATGTCTTCAATACATGGCGTGAGGTGTACGTTGAACATGAGCCGTTATGGAAGATAGTTCATGAATTAGAGTATGAAGATATGGCTAGGAGAAACAAAGAAAGGTGGGGAGAAGTGTGAACAGATACTGGATACAATCACTTAATGAGTATACTCCAGAAATACCCGCTGCTCCACCTAGAAACTTTCAAAATCTTGCCAAGGAGATTAAATTTATTGATGAGATTAAAGAATTAGAGCGGGAGAATTTAGAGCTTAGAAGAGCGTTAGAAAATGCAATAACTATTATCCATTATCTTGATTATAAAATAGCTGAACTTAAAGCAAAAATAAGTTTATTAAACGAAGGAGGAGAATAATATGATATGCAAGGAAGGATGTGTTTATTGGGACGGCGATACATGTGAAAAAGAATATATGCCTGAAGATGAAGACAATTGTATATATTATACAGACATACACCAGGCACGAAGCAAGTACTGGAGAAGTAATTATGGAAGAATTGATTGAATAAACAACAAATTAAATCAAAGGAGGAGGGGTTAAGAAGACTATTTGTTCACGCTTTATACGTATGCTGAACCGCTAGACAAAAACAAGGAGGAGGATTTAAAAAATGAGGATTAAAGAAATTATAAGTCAGTATCGTAGGGATTTTAGGGCAATATATGAGTGCGAGCATTGCGGATTTACATATGAGGGTTCTGGATACGATGACAGTTATTTTCACAATTTTGTCATCCCACAAATGAAATGCAAGAAATGCGGCAAAATCGCTATGTCAGATTACAAACCGATGAAAACCAAATATCCTGACAGTATGGAGGTATAGGTCATACCAAACCGAAATCTTCATGAAGTGATGGGCCATCTCGGCAAGGATCCTGAATTGAGGATCACTCCAACAGGAAAATCAGTTTGCAGGTTGAGCGTTGCTACATCGAATCGTGTAAGCAACGGAATAATGACTAGTGACAAAGAAAAGTAATACTTTATGGGGGTGTTAAAATGGCTATTCATGCTTGGACTGAGGGGCAGCGCATCTACGTGCGTACGCCGTACGAATACAAAGACATCATGAAATCAATAACGGGCGGAAGGTGGGATAAACGAAACAAAGCATGGCATTACCCACGCTCTTACCGCACGCTCGATGAAATCATGAAGGCACTGCCTGGCCCCATCGGTCTGAGCGAGGATCTTATGAAACTACTTGACGAGGGCGACCCATACGAGCAAGCTGCACCGATCAAGGAAGCTACCAACCTACCTAACCCTCCCATATGCAAGGGTAATGACTGGTTGCATCAACGTAGGGCCTTCTGGTGGGCTAAAGATTTACCTGCGGTCTTGCTTGACATGTGGATGGGATCGGGCAAAACTCGTACAGCAATCAATATTGTCCAGAACTGGTATCCTGAAGGTAATGCACGAGTTCTAATAGTATGCCCGCCTAACGTGGTGCCAGTGTGGGAGGAACAAATACAGCAGCATGCAGCTATACCATGGAAGGTTACATTACTTCCTGCAGGTAAGCCTATCCCTAAGAGGGCGGAAATGGCAGAGCAAACATGGCAGGACACTGAGCCTGGAGTTATTGCGGCGTTGGTGGTTAATTACGAAGCAGTATGGAGAGGTAAATTAGGTGAATGGGTACTTAGTAAAGAATGGGATGCAGTGATTGGAGATGAGCTTCATCACATTAAAGCGCCAGGCTCTAAACAGTCTCTATTTTTTGCCAAGCTCCATAAACGAAGTAAACGCCGCCTAGGCCTTACAGGTACGCCGCTTCATGACGGGCCTCTCGACATATATGGTCAAGCGAGGTTTCTATGTCCCGAAGTGTTTGGTACAAGCTTCGCTAACTTCAGGGCAAGATATGCTCGTATGGGAGGTTACGGTGGTTATCAAATCCTTGGCTATCAAAACTTAGATGAATTTTATGAGAAATACAGGTCATTTACTTTTAGTGTAGGCCCAGATGAGGCACTGCCAGACTTACCACCGATCATCTTTGAACGAAGAGTATGTGAACTAAGCAAAGAAGAGCAACGAGTATACGCCTCACTTGAGAATGACTTTATCGCTCAGATCAAAGGTGGATACGTCACAGTAAACAATGCTTTAACTAAACTACTTAAGCTCCAGCAAGTAACGTCAGGATACGTCAGAGATGACGACGGCATAGATAGACACGTTGGAGACAGTAAAAAACAACTACTTGCCGATGTTTTATCGGACTTGCCTAAGAATGAGCCAGTTGTGGTATTCTGTCGTTTTACACATGACTTAGACGCAGTGCATGAGGTAGCCAAGGCCGACGGTAGAAAGAGTTTTGAGCTATCTGGAAGGAGGAGAGAGCTTGAGGAATGGATGAACTTGAATGGTGGAGAAGTACTAGCAGTACAGTTAAAGGCAGGTGGTGAAGGTGTTTCAATGCATAGGGCAAGGTACGTCATAGACTATAGTTTAAGCTTCTCACTTGGTGAGTACAACCAAACACGTAGCAGGTTACAACGACCAGGCCAAACAAGACAAGTTATCTCTATAGCTTTAGTTGCAGCAGGTACTGTAGATGGAAAGATTTACAAGGCATTGAAACGAAAGGAGAAAGTCATAGAAACAATCCTAAGGGGGTATGGTGGCGATGCATGATTCATTAAAGGATTTGATAAGGCAGTATGTGGAGGCAGAAAGAGAAAAGCGTATGGTGGAGGAGGAGTTGGGGGAGATAAAAAATAAGCTGAACACGTTGGCTGATATGGTGAAGGAAGCCTTTGAAACCATGGGACTTCAAAACCTAAAGCTAGAAGATGGCGTTACAATAGCACTACGTACCGACATAAGGGCTAGGATTCCTGCAGACAAAAGAGAGGAGGCTTATGAGGAATTTAAGCGGCAAGGTTTTGACGGTCTCGTTAAAGAGACCATACACCCCAAGACCTTGGAGTCCTGGGTCAGAGAATATGCTGATATCAACGGTGTAGAATTGCCCGAATGGGCAGCAAAATACATAGAAGTATACGAGCAAGTAAGGCCAGTTATACTGGGCCTAAAATAAATAAGGAGGGAGTTAAGATGGCGTACGAGATAGTAAAGGCTGAGGGTTTTGCAATAGCGACACAGGGGGAGAAGGTGAAGGTAGTTCTTGAAGCCAACCTTGGTGGCGATAAGATCAACCAGTTTGACCTTGATAAAGTCACAGTGCCCGCAGGAGGAGGTATAGCGTGGGAGGTACCTGGACTCATGGGGCCTGAGTCTACGCCTGAAATTGAAGGCGTGATTGTGGGATGGAAGCCTGTGAGGTCGCTGTATTTGACGAGCTTTCAAGACGCCCCAGGCACTCCGCCAAACTGCTCAAGTGATGATGGTCTTGTGGGCTTTGGCGATCCCTTAGAGAAAGGGATCGAAGAGCGCAGAGACTGTGCTACGTGTCCGATGAATCAGTGGGGCAGTGCTATTGACGGCAATGGCAAGCGATGCGCCGAACGAAGGTTGTTATTTGTCCTGCGCAAGAACGACCAGATACCTATCATGGTAGTGGTGCCGCCTACGTCGCTTAAGAACGCTAAGTCATACTTCTTACGGCTTACTCAAGCCAACGTGCCTTACTATGGCGTAATAACTGGGTTAACTTTGTCTAAGGTTAAATCTAAGAGCGGTATCACTTATTCGCAGATTGAGTTCAAAGTTAAAGGTATCCTTGCAGATCCCGACGTAGAGATGTTCCAGTCTTATGCTGAGTTCTGGAATGAAGTAATAAAGGGCATTAAGTTCGATCCTGAGCTGGTAGAGCCCGAGGCATAATGTTTGTCCCAATAGAGGGGCCTTGTGCCCCTCTATTACTACCAGCGAAGGGAGGTGTAGATGTGCTTGACTATATACCAATAACGTCAAAAACAAAGAACCTGTGGTCATATATATGGACTCTGAAAGATAAAAAATCTTTCTGGTTTATGCTCAATGAGTTTAGCATTGGCAAGGCTAAGGAATACATAGAAAAACATAAAAATGAAACTGACATGTACATCGCTGTGTCACTTTTTAAGGAAGGCGGCGACAGAGTTACAAGGGGCAAGGCCGCCGACTCAATAGGACTGTACGGCCTTTGGCTTGATATCGATGTACAGTGTTTATTTAGATCAAGATCTGACCTACCTCGCACCACAGCTGATGCAGCAAAGATCCTTGCTGATGGGCCTAAACCATCGCTGATTATAAATTCTGGCTATGGCCTCCAAGCCTGGTGGCTGTTCACTGAGCCGTTCATTTTTGATAGTCCTGAAGATAGATTATCTGCCTCAAAGTTAGCTGGGGCGTGGAATGAATGGTACAGGCTGAAGGCTTTGCATTTTGGCTGGGGGCTAGACAGCGTCAGCGACCTTGCTAGGATCATGAGGATTCCTGGTACCTTTAATCACAAGGGTGAATTCCCTGTCCCCGTAGAAATCATAGAAGATACTAAGTGTTTATACACTGTTACAGAACTGACAGACATGATACCCCAGGAAGCATGGGATGCCAGGCGTGGTGCGAGCGACCCCTCAATATCAGTAAACATAGTGATTAATCCTGATGCTGACTACCCGCCACAATTTTCATCTATGTGTGCCAACATAGAAAACTTTGCCGCTACGTGGACACACAAGAAACCCATTAAAGACAGGTCAAACAGTGGTTACGACTTAGCTATTGCATCCTATGCAGCTATGGCTAACTTGTCAGACCAAGAGATATGTGACCTTTTAATATGCCACGCCAAAGAACAGGGCTTTCCCATTAAACGGCTTGAATACTATCAAAGGACTATTGCCAAAGCACGTGAGGGTGGGCAGCTAGGTTTAGCTCCTGAAGAAACACATGACGTATCTTCTATTATCCCTAAGTTGAAAGACTTGAATGCTAGCGGCCAAGACACTGTATACGCTGAGAGAAAGTCAGTGTTTGCTCTTTTGTCGATACTCTTTGGTCTACAGATATATGACTTCATAGCATATAAAACAGACCCACGTGAGTACGAGCTTTTCACGGAGAACGGCAAAGTATTCTTTCATAAGGGGCAGGAGGACTTAGCCACATCTAACGCATTTAGGAAAAGGGTGGGTGACATAACAAAGGTATACCCACCCCGTTACAAAACAGAGGACTGGGACGTTATTTTGCAGGCACTGAGGTTTGCCGCCCGTGACGTTGACATAGGTCAAGAATTGTCAGAGGAATCGCAGACCAAGATGTGGGTGGAAAGTTATTTGGCTAGCCACCCCCCATTACCTGAAGACAACATAGAGGAGGCTGTAATAGCTAGAAAACCATTTTACAGGAATGACAGTGTTTGCTTTTACATTGACGAGTTAAGGTCATGGTTAATGTCACGGGGGGAAAGAATTCCCCTGCAAAAGCTAGGTGCAAGACTACAAAGAATAGGCATTAAAAACACAAAGATAAACTATAGAACTCATATTGGCACAAGGGCACAAACGAGGGTGTTTGAAATGCCAGCGGAAGATATAAAAATAGAGGCGGAAGGAGGCGAAGAAGATGGAGACTACGAAGACTACGAATGAATACAGAGTGTTTGGCCCGCCAGGCACGGGCAAGACCACATATTTAGCCAGACAAATCAAGCGTGCCAGACAAACTTATGGCGGTGAAAATGTATTTGTCACTTCATTTACTAGAGCCGCCGCCATAGAGATAGCCTCACGTGACGGTGTGGGCTTACCTAAAACATCTGTTGGCACGTTGCATGCACATTGTTATCGAGCTCTAGAATGCCATGACATTGCTGAAAATCACTTTGCAGAGTTCAATGCAGAACACCCTAACATGGCGATAACAACTGACGTAGATATTGATGATCCTTTCGACGTTCAGCCTGCCACAAACACAGGCACTGAAGGCTACCAAGAAATGCAACGGCTACGGTCAATGCTTGTACCACCAGAGATGTGGCCTACAAATATAAGGGCTTTGTATAACGTATGGGAAGCATGGAAGCGAGGCAATAACCTGCTTGATTTTACTGATTTGCTTGAGATTGCACTGAAAGAGATTCCTTATGCACCGAATAAACCTGTTGTTGGTTTTGTCGATGAAGCGCAGGACATGACCCCATTGCAGTTTGCTTTGGTACGTAAGTGGGGCAACAAGATGGACATGTTAATACTTGCGGGAGATGATCAGCAATGTTTGTATAGTTTTCTTGGTGCTTCGCCTGACTCAATGCTTGATCCTCCGTTGCCTGAAGATCATATCATAGTTCTTGGACAATCGTACAGAGTACCTCAATCGGTACTATCTTGGTCTGAAAATATAATATCTAAAGTCAAAAGACGTCAAAAGAAAGAATACAAACCACGAGAGGAGGATGGTAAGGTCGTTGAGGGCAAGGTGAGGCTGTCTCAAGCCAACGCCAAAGACCCATCGATGTTACTCTTAGAAGTAGAAAAAGATATGAACAGAGGCAAGAAAATAATGGTCTTAGCTTCATGCGCTTATATGCTCATTCCTTTTATAAAGCTCATGCGAGAGGAAGGCATAGCATACCACAATCCTTACAGGCTAAAGCAAGGTGCTTGGAACCCATTGAACCATGGGAGAGGCACTTCATCAGCTGACAGGTTAGCGTCATTTATGAAGTTTTCCAAGACTTTATGGGGTGAAGCAGCAACGCCAATGTGGTCAGCCGAAGACTTAGAGAAGTGGATTCCGTTGATAGATTCTAAAGTCTTGAAATATGGAATCAAAGAAAAGATTAAAAGGGCTAAGCCAACTGATAAGTTTACCATAGCTGACGTATTCTCCGACGAAGAAGCCTTAACTATGGTCTTTGGTAATGAAGAAAGAAAGCTTGAGTGGTTTGAAGCAAACCTCACAGCTGAAGGCAAGAAAAAGATGCAGTATCCGTTAAAAGTATTGAAGAAAAAAGCGTCACAGCTTTTAGATCAGCCACAAGTAATCATAGGAACAATACACAGCGTCAAGGGTGGTGAGGCTGACATAGTTTATGTGTTACCCGACCTTGCTAGACCACAAGTAAAAAAGTGGTACGGAGGTGATGACGATAGAGACTCACTTAGAAGGTTGTATTACGTTGCAGGCACAAGGGCCAGAGAAGAACTGGTATTGTGTACGCCGTCGTTTGGCGTGCATGGCTTCCCTTTAATGGAGGGGTTAACGTGTCAGAAAAACTTATTGTAAAGAAAATACAGGAATGGTTTAAAGCTAAGGGTGGTGTTTGTCATAAAGTGCATGGCGGGCCTATGTCAGCAGGGTTCCCTGACATTATAGGGTGTATACGGGGGCATACGTGGGTAGTAGAAGTTAAGGTGCCAGGTGCTAAGCCAAGAGTACCCAAGGCTAAACGTAACGAAGCCCCGCAAGAAATGCAGGAGTGGTTGGCTAAGGGTGCCACAATGTTGCAGGCAAAAACCTTGTATGACTGGCAGAATGCTGGGGCCGTAGCATTAGTTGCTACGAGCGTAGAAGACATGGAACAAAAATTTAAGGAGGGGTAAATATGATAGATTTGAAGAAAGATTTAACTGCAAAGGAATGGACGATAATTAAACTAAAGGCACAGGGCAAGACAGCTAAGGAGATAGGTGAAATCTTAGATCGAAGCCCTAAGACAATTAAAAATAGACTACTTACTATCTACAAAAAACTTGAGGTAAGCGGAACTATTGAGATGTTAAAGAAACTTCATGATGAGTACGGGGTCGACGTGTGGGACTTGGAGTGAGGTAAATGTCCAAGTATGTTAAAAAACATACAAGGAGCAAAAATTGGACGCAGGAAGAATATGACACAGTCTTACAAATGGACTTAGAAGGGTATACACAACAGGAGATAGCCGATCATATTGGTCGTACAAAGTCATCTGTTAAGTCTAAGATGTACACACTCCAATATAGGATGGACAAAGCTGCGATAACAAAGGACCATAGATTTGAACCAGGGGCTGTGTATTTAATTAGCGAAAACGAGACCCCACAATATGTAGCATTCTTGCCTAACAAGTTTATATATGAGGGCAAAATACAAGGTAGGAAGGAGAAGTATATATTTAGAAGTATTAATGGTGAGTACTTACTCACATTCACTGATGCTCAATTTGGTGGGTACAGATTTGAGAAGGAGGGGGAGGATTATGCCGAAAGGATACGAGAAAATGCGGAACGCAATAAAGGAGGATCTGATTAAAAAAGGAATGTCACGGGAGAAAGCAGACAAAGAAGCCAAAAGAATTGCTGCTGCTACGTGGAACAAAAAACATCCTGATAATCCCGTCCCCAGGAAGCACAAGAAAAAATAAATAAGTGGGGTCATAATGACCCCACTTATTTACATTGCTAACAAAACTATCGCCATAACCACAATTAATGCTGCAATAAAAACTGCTTGTTTACCACTAAGAGTTATTTTCTTTTTATCTTCAGACATAATAACACCTCCTTAGTCAATTATTAATCCCACACTTACCCCTATTATAAAGCCTAGAGTGCCACCCTTAGCAAGACCTCTATTATACGACCTAGATAATTCTTTATTCATATTATCCTGCAGTGTTTGCAGGTTTTCTTCCACGATAGATACCTGGTATTCAAGTTCAAGATTTGTTTTGTTTGCTTCGATCATAGCTTCTCGTAGCTGTTGTTCTATCGTGGCTACCCTGTATCTCATGGTTTCTAACTCTTCATGTTCTGCCATAGCTCCCGTGAGTGCTGTTCTGCCCCAATCCCACGGAGCTGCCATCAATGGTTCAGTTACCACATATCCTGGGAGCAGCTTTCTCCACCCCTCACTCCACTCGCTCGACCATGAGGGCGGAATATTCATTAGCAATATTAAGGAAGTCATCATCAGAAATATACTTAATTTCTTCAACACGCTTATCACCTGCCTTTTTGGCCATGCGTGTTACGTCTTGTAATTTTTGTGTTATTTCATCTATTTTTTGTAGGGCATCTTGATTCTCACGTAATGCTTGCTTAGTTTCTTCGATTGTTTCTTGAGCTTTAATTAGCGCTTTTTGAGTTGAGGTATGGTTGTACCACAAGAAGATGGCACTAAATAAAATAACAGCAATCAAAATAAGCCAAAACCACTTAGAACTCATGAGTTCACCTTCCTCCCTGCGGTAGTGTCTATTTTATGTTCGTACGATGACTTGCCAAAGTACCCCACAATAATGGTACTTCCAAGCCACTTGAGCAAGTCCGCCGATCGTTCAGTCAGTGGACATAATGACGTGACATCGAGCACTATAAGGACGCAAGTGAATATGGTAAAGCATAATGCTATAAGCTTTGTAAGTGGTAGCTTCCTTATCTTGTCATTAAACGGCATCCTATTCACCTAACGACTTCAATACGACAGTTATGATAGTTGCAACGAGTCCTCCCACACCGCCAGCAGCGGCCACCATGCCCGTGAGCTTGGAGTTGCTCATACTAACCTTCCACAACTTTTCTGGTACGTCTCTCAGTGCCCCAAGCTCACCCTCTACAGTTCTAATTCTCATCTCGTGATTTTCTATAGTCTTTTCATATCGATTGAATTGATATTCACGTTCTGACATCTGCGTTTCTATCTTTGTGAGTCTATCGTAGATGCGGCCAAATGAAGTTCTATTTTCGTCGCTTAACGTTTGTACCTGCTTCGATAAATCGTTCAATGCTTCCCTCAAAGCTTCAATTTCTGTCATTGTCATCGTTCCACCGTCCTTTCAAAGGCCTGCTTGGCTTTTTAGTTTAAACACTCGATTAAGCCAACCTTTCAAAAACTTTTCTTGTGACTTATTGTTCAGCACTATAGATAAATATAGCTCAACTCTATTCATTAGCACATCGATGCAAAGATAACGGATATTTGATTTGTTATGTGAACCAGGAGCATCTTGTAATCCAGCATAGTCGTTAACTGCTCGAAGGGTTAACGGGCCAATAATACCGTCGACCTTTAGTTCGGTGTAAGGTAATAGTGTATTTAAGGATTTTTGTAGTAATTTAACTGCTGCATTTGGGCCGTGATTAACGGCTGAGTCAAATAGGATTAAGTCTAAAGGATGAGGTAAGCTGTCGGCTTGTATGGCATCCCAATAACCTTTTCTGTATATTATTTTAGCGTGTTCTATCTTTATGTTTTGAATTGTGACGTTGAACGGTATCCATCCTTTAGTTTTTGCTGAATTTAGTGTGCTAGCGGTGATACCATAGTTGGTTTCACCGCCTTTGTCGGCTGGGTCGTTAACATAGCCACCTTCAAACCCAAGCACTATTTTGAATGCATCATCAAATCTCATATCTACCACTCTATTTCATTCAGTTCATCTATTGTTGTTGCTGCTTCGACTAGCGCTTGGAGGTTTTTCTCTTTCTGGTATAAGCCCTGCAGAAATGTTTGGAATTCATTATACAATGCTATGAAGTCTGAAGCTGTCATCTCAAGCCATCCTGTTTTTGTTTTCCACGTTACGGTAAAATTAGGATCGCTTAAACTTGCCATGTATGCTTGGAATACCCTGTCTTGAGACTCACGGTCACTGTGAAATTCATGACCTTTATAGATATATCCTCCTGTTTCCTCTTGCCAACGAACATTGGCTAATTCTGCTATTTTCTCAGCCTTAAATTGTTCAAGATTTAGAACCCACTTCTTACCGTCCCATACATGGTTCGGGCTAGGCTGTCTCGGTATCATTTATCATCGCCTCCGCTTCTTCTGTGGTAATACCAAGTCTTGCGAGCTTACAGCCAGGGTCGAATCCCCATGTAAGATGGTAACGATCGCCATTCTCGTCAACTCTGACACAGTGGGTAGTGTCTTCCACCCCAATATCACCATCATTAAGCCTTACAGGGTTGATCCAGTTCTCACTCTCCTCGATACACTTTTGTAAGAATGCTTTTGTTTCTTCTGGATACATGTTTAGTAAAACTTCAACATCTTGTTTTGTGTTAATATGTTTGGGGAATCCCCTCAAAATAAACACCCCCTAGGTTAATGTATAATATCTATCAATCTTTTGTATTGTAGCAATAAATGGTAAATGATCCTGATATTTCTCCATCTGTTCCAACAATACAACAGATCCAGTAAAAAGTACATACTTCTTGTCATCAAGAACAACTTGTAATGTTAAACATTTCGGCCCACTTTTAGGGTATTTACTTTCTTTGATTTTGTACCCAGTTATAATCAATTCTTTGTTAAGTATATCGTCAATACGAATTTTGTTCCCATCCAAGGGGCCAGATTCCTCAGCAAATTCACTAAATCGTTTCATTAAAACCAAAACATTAAATTTAAATATTACGCGGGCTCCGCCGCCCCCCGAGCCCCGTAATACGCACTCGCAACCCAGCGATAGGAATCCGCAGCCCGACAACGCGAGCCGCAATACGCGCCGTTAGTCCAATCACCGCCCGCGCGAAGCTTTATATCCGCTGAGCCACCGGCTCCATCGGCGTTATAAAGCGACCCCTTGTTTCCGGGTAGGTTGTACCAACCCCAATTAACTGTAATTCCCGGTTGGTACGATTGGTCGCTAAGCCACTGATACATGACTCCTGCGCAATCCTCGCAACCTATATACGATATCATCCGCCTGCCATTAGTATCGATATGCCCTCCGGTCGTGCCGGGGTCTGCTGAACCAGAGATGTTCGTCTCCTCGTTTCCTCCCGCGGCTATTTTCTGAAATTCGCCATCGTCAAGCAGACGTTTTCCGACAGCACCCAAATCGTCTACGTGGTCCATCCATGTTCTCGTATCCGTGATGGTAGCACCGTAAGCCGATGCAGTGGTTGCGCCTGTGCCTGATTGTAAATAAATGTCAACCCATATGTTTGCCGATGGGCACCAAACCATACCCTCAGGTGAAGCGGATTTCGGGCGGTGGAGTAAATCCCACACGGAAAGAGGCAGAATGTCACCAGCAACGAAACCAGACAAAGGATGCCCCGTAATCGTCCCGACATCCGCGCACAAACAATGGAACCCGCCTATCTTGCGGCTTGTGTTGGGTGCATATCCTGCGGGATACGTTGAATTGGCTGAAAGGATGAGGATAGGTACATTCCCGCTCGATGGCTTGCAAACATAGATGTAAAAATCTTTCCCAGCCCTAGCCCCAGCTACAGTATAATTTGGTGTTATAGTATCCCAACATACTGCGTTGTTCAAATCTAATTCTATTTCAGTTGGTAGCTTATAAACCATATCATCTATGCCAACAATAAGCCCTCCACCAGGGCTAACTATTGTATGTCTGTCGACTTCAGCTAATGTTCCTTTTATTGATGGTGCTGTGCCACGTTCATATACACTTGTAATTGTTACTGTAGTATCACCAGGTTTCCATTCTAGCCCTTCTGGTTTAGAGGAATTAACTGTAAGAAAAAAACCATCTGCTCCTCTGGGGAGCCTGACGACTTCACCTGGTGCAGTAGCTGTATATAAATCCCCCTTATCTTGTAATATAGCTTTATTTACCTTACCATCTACAATAGGTTTAAGTTCTTCGCCTTGTAAGGCAATAGCATCTACATATAATTTATTCCAATTCTTGGATTGTGTCCCTAAATCAGCATCTTTATTTACCCTTGGCACTATGTTTCTACTCATATTTATCACTCCTTATTGGTATGTAATATCTCCATTTTCGTCTAACATAAAAATTTCGCTTGTGATTGGGGCTATCATAGGCATGAGGTCACCATTTTCATCTATTTCAAAATATCCACTTAGAGCTACAGTAATACGTGTCCATTCTGCTTTGTTATCTACACCGCTGATATTAGGTGCATGGTCTACTCCGACGATATTTGTTCCTATGCATCTATACGTGTGTCCATTATTGAAACTTACAACATCGTTATAATTGTAAACAGTTTCGCTATCCCATGCAGGGGCTGCTGCCCCGAAGGCCGCTGCAGCAGACCCTGCAGCGTCTAGGGCTGCGGCTTCAGCACTGGATGCTGATATTGCTGCTTTTGAGGCATGGTGTAATGCTGAGTATTGATCGTTTTCAACTGGGATGTTCTCAGGGTTTTCTGCCCATTTTCTTGCTTTATCAATGGAGGGGGCAATTAGTGCTGAAGCTTCAGCTGCGGCGTTAGATGCAGCGAGTGCTGCTTTTGAGGCATGGTGTAATGCTGAATATTGTCCTGGCTCAACTTCACTATCTTCAGGGGTTTCTGCCCATTGCCTTGCCTTATCTACCCACATAAGCGTTTCAGATAGATTATTAAAGTAAACAGGATCGCTCCACGATACTCCATTATCTGTACTGAAACGAAGATATCTATCAATTTCTACAGGATCATCGTGCCATGATATTCCATCGACAGAATATTGTATTTTCATATCCGGGGCAGCAGCACCCTGTGGCCCAGGTGAGTTCATTGGTCTTACAACTACCGCTTGCCTTAAATCTTCAAAAGGATTACTCATTACGATCCCACCTTATCACATGTCACTACTTTTACCTTGCCACAGATGATTGGATATGTCTGTCTGGGTCCACCAAAATCAGGCGTAGTTAAACTTGCTACCCATACGTAAGAACCTTCAAGAAGGTTGCGTGTTTGCGTTGGTGACAATTCTATCTTGATCAATCCATAATCTGTCAAAGTTATCTCGTTTCCCGTAGTCCACATGGTTATTGTGGTCGTTGAATCGAAGTTTTCTAATACTTCGATGGCAAGACTATATCCATTAAAATTGAACGGTTGACCGTAGACCTCAAACAAAAACCTATGGTCCCATGTATATCCTCTCATTATCGGTGGCAAATTTTCATGTGCGGGGTATAGCATTATATCACCCCTCTCCTATTATAATATATTTTTTATTTCTTCTGAGTATTAAATAAAAATCTACGCCATTCAAATTCTTTGTTGTATTGCTCAGACATCCAATACTCCATAAGATAGGCGAAGTTTTGCCGTAGACCCTTGGTCGGTAGTCTCCACCAATATTCAGCTGCAGTATATGATGCTTTAGCAAGGTTTTGTAACCTTTCTGGCAATGCTTTCTCGCTATCTTCAAAGGCCTTATACATATAATTAACCACATTGGCTACTGATTGATACGCCCCAACTGCAGGAGAAAACTGGTAATTTTCATATCCACTAAAGATACCAAAGAAGTCTCTTAATAGAATCCATGTCCCCATATAATATCCAAATGTGTTTTTGGCTGACCACTTAGCCCACCTCCACCATTCTGCTTCATCGTCCCAAGGATCTTCGTCGTTGGGGCCTCCCTGACGCATCCAAGTTAAAGCCATCGCTGGTACAACTAGCCCCCACAACATAAATGCTGCAAACCTTGCTACGTCACCCTTCTTAATTAAGTGTTGTGTTTCAAGATAGGTCATATTGCGCAGCGTGCCCATAAATGAATAAAACATAGAGAATAATTGGTCTAACTCAGATCCTCTTTGTTTAGTTACAAGGTCGATAGCACGTCCAACGTTTTGAGTTTGTCTAATAACCATATCAGCATATTCTATGGCTCTTTGTTCACTCAAGCCCTCTTCGATCTTCATGTTATATGCTTCAAGCCAAACGGGTATGGTAACAGATGCATCCATAAACCCTATGAAGTAAAACCCCATCTCACGTATTTGGTCCATCGTTCCAGCTTGTATCATCCTTTTCATTGTTGCTGCTACATCTCTGTCCCATGACTGTTGCCTGAATCTCATAAACGGGGATTTATCGTGCACAAATTTTGCTTTTTCTTTCCAAGATGTTGGGTCACTATAAAATGATATTATGGCGTGAGCTGTTCTAGCTGGGCCTATCATTACAGCGGCTGAACTATAACCTAAGACCTGTGCTAATGCAGGCGACATTCTAAGACCCAATCCAACCATAGTTGCGCCCATTCTTGCTCTTCGCAGCATTCGTTGCGTTGAAGTTAAGGCAGGGGCAAATCCTGACTGGATATGATCCAACCACTTATCGAATTGTTCTATAGCATGGTTGCCCAAAGCTCTTGTTATAGCACCTCTAATGTCTGGATCATTAATAATACGTCTAACGTCTCGTATAGCACGTTTAAATGCCAGGTCTTCTGTGATATCGGCAACATGTTTAGCCAACACAGGCGTAACGCTTAACATGAGCTTAGCATCCTCACCCACAGTTACTAGACGTGGCTTAGCATATCCTGCTATCATTGACCTAGCACCAGAGATCAACCTAATATTGTCGTCCATATTAGAGTTAGTATAAAATTTATGAGTAGATAATCTTCTGTCGTATGCTATCGGGTAATATCCTCCAGCTACCCAACCGTATGGCGTCATCATGCCTGCAGGTTCTACTTTTTTAGGTCTTAAACCTGTCACATCCACCATCAAAGCTTCAACTTCAGGCCAGAAAGATTCAAGAAATGCTATAACATCTTTAACGAAGCCCCAGTCTGCTTCAGTCATATTTTCATTTAACCAAGATTCTATGGCTTCCTCGGTTAATCCAAAGCCAGTGATTAATCGTTCTCTGCCTTCCACGTTCAGATAGTTAAGGGCTATAGCAAGCATGTTGTCTCTATTCATGCGTTCGCCAGCCAAGAGAGATGTGGGAAGCCACTGTTTGTACCACTTGCGCATTTCTTTTTGTGGATAGTGCTTGTTCAATATTTCAGTTATTCTTTGAGCGGCTTCATATTGACGTATCATAGCTTCGTTGGTAGCTCTTTCTAATGGATTGTATATGGCGTCTCTAAATGCACCAAAGTCTTCAAAGTTGTCAAGTATTTTTACAAGAAAATCAACTCTATTGTGGTCCATGATACGTTTGTCTAACCCATCTTTGAGCTTTTGCATCAAAGTTGGGTTCAACATACCAGCTCTTTCGCCCTTGTCTACAGTAATAGAGTTTACTTGATCTAGTAAAATTTTCTTTACTTTGTCAAAGCTTTCTTGCCGTCCAGCCTCAAGGAACTTTTGCTCTAATTTACCAATGTATTCTATGGTTTTGATAGCATTTATCAAATCATAGAACTCCCCAACGGTCATCTCGTCTATTGGCTTAAGCTCAACAGAATGTATGATATCTTCAGGAAGATCTACTTCTTCACCGAGTGCCCTGCGCTCGTCTATGTATTGCCTTAAAGCATCACGCACTTCCCGTTCGTTTACAGTTCTACGGCTAGCATCTACAGCATCTACTAATTCTGCTATAACATTAAGCACTTCAAGTGGCAGGCCATATGTCTTTCTGCCTCTATTTTGGTACTTTCTAATAAGTTCTATGCCACGCTTGACTTGCTCTCTAACTTCTATGGCCTCACGGGCTAAAGCAAAGTTCTGAGCTTGCAGGTCTTTGTAGTAAACTGCAGCCTCGTATTCACCATCAAGCACAGCCTGCTCATATTTAAGTGCATACTTTGCTGCCTGGGCAAAATACCTAGCAGGTGAAACATCACTTACCACATCTCTCAAGATAAGCAGTTTAGCATTGGCACGCATCATTTGTGCTCGCTTGGTTGAAGCTTCAACTAAATTTTGTTTTGTAGTTCTTGCATCTAAGATCAATGATTCAAGCACTAGCGAAGCAAGCATATCATCATTGTGAGTTGCTTTTTCAGCTATCTCTCGAAGGCCGTCGCCGAAAGCACCTGACTGTATCTCTCTATTTAAGTTGTCTTGATATGCTCGTCTTATTACATCTGCAATGGGTAATGCTGTGGCAAGCTCAGTATACATTTCATTAATGTCAGCAAAGCCAAACATAGCCACAGCATCACTAAGAGAGATGTTGCCTCCTTCGGTTTTATACATGTTTCTAAATACTTTGAGGCCTTCTTCGCCGAAGACGTCAAGTATCTCTTGTTTTGAGAAGCTAAATCTAGATTTCGGCCGCCTCATCACTGATATCATCTGATATACAGGTTGAGACCTTATCATATCGCTAACTTCTTTTTTGATTTGTTTGCGCCTATCCCCTAAGGTGTTTTGTAATCTATCTACAAGAGGTTTAACTCCTTCCTTAACAAGCGAAGAGTGCTGTTCTCTGACAGCTTTATTAACAAGTTGAGCTAATGTTTCAAGATTATCAGTGCTAATACCAGCCTGCTCAGCAACCTCCATTATCCTATCTAGATGCTGTCGTTGCATGACGGCGTCTGCTTCATCCTCAAGTAGAATCCATCTATCAAAGACGCTTCTTACGTCGTCTGACAGCTCAACACCTAGCGCTGCCATCTCACGATAGATTTCAAGCAACCAGCGTTTAATCTTCTCAAATATAGTGAGCACTTCAGGCGTGGGAGCCTTGCCTTCCATGAGGTAAGCTTCAAAACCACGAGCAATCTGTTCTTTCTGCTCAGTGGTAAGTTCTTTTTCTGCTCCAACCCAGCTACGTAGGACAGCAAGATCACGTGCTCCAGCTTCTGATATTGTCCCCATATTTTCAGCTCTAAGTAAATGTTCAATGGCAAAGTGTCCAGCAAACTCATGTAGAGCTGTTGAAACATCGGTCTCTTTGAATATTCTTATGATCGCCTTACCAGAATCTTGGTCAAAAGAAATGCCGCCTCTTGGAGCTTGTTTGAATTGAACACTGGCTTCACCGTTCTCATCACGTATAACAGTTAAATTATTGAGCATAGTCTGTTGGTCTTCGCCGACGTATTTAGCAACGGTAGAAAGGACTCTGGCATTTATTTCAGCAACAGTTTCAGCCTGATCTAAATCTAGGCCTGCGTCCATAAGTTTTATTCTTATATTTTCTTGCAGGGTTCTTAAGGATCTAGCTCTGGCGTCAAGGTCTTCAGTAAAAGAATCTATCTCACGCTCAAGGCTTGCCTTGGCGTTTTCCAATTCTCGTTCTGTTATACCAGTTTCACTAAATGCGACGTATTTAGCCAACCCTTCATGTAATTCTGTTCCCGCAATTCTTGAAGCATATATTTCCATAGGAATGGACATCTTAGCCCCATCGTCGTCTAAGGCCTCAAGAAACTCTTTTTCTACATTTGGATCTCTATCAGTTGATAAAACATTTGATTCATCAACCGCTCGTCTATATTCGTTTTCTAAACCCATGTCTGCGGCGGCTTCTTGTGGGTCGACGCCTCGATCTTGCCAGTAGTTTTGCCACTGCCTGACGGGTATGTATACTCTTTCTCTTGGAGTACCATCGACCATATCTTTAATATTTCTTCCAAATGTTATAAGAGAACGCTCTTTGGTATTTGATTCATTAACTGCCTCGTTTAATGTTTCTAATATTTCACGATTCTGATTGTATTCATCAATTTGAGTCTTGAGTTCTATTGCTCGACCACCCAAACCCAACATATTCCACAAGCCGAAAGAATAGAATGCCATCTTGGCTTCTTCTAATGGATCTAAAAATTCTTCAGTGAAACCTGGCAAAGCAAACGGCTGACCTGAAGTATATTTTAGATATCTGTTAGCAAGAGCGCCCACTGAACCCTGTAAGAACTCTTCTGCCATTTCGTTTGTAAGGTCTAAAGCTGCTCTTGCTGCTTCCCTTGAAAATAATCTTAAAAAAGATGGGTTGTTTAAAAAATTGGATGCTATAGCAGACGTTGGTGCTAGCATTTTATACATAGGCCTAAACCATTTAACTGGAACCCAAGAAAGTGCAAGGCCTAACTGCATCATTTCTATTGCCGCTTGTGGGATGCTAGCAACATAAGCCACCTTAGCCATGTCGGTTGGGCCAAGCCCACGCCCATAAAGGTCTCTCTCTGCTTCCATATCTCTATAGTTACCTGACATTTCGGAAAACTGTACTGCACGCATCATGCCATATCGCCAAGCCCATTGTGCGAATTTGCTTGTTATTTGTGGTTGAGTCATAGCAGTAGCTGCAGTGGTAGCAGTAGTACCAGCAGTGGTAGCAGTAGTACCAGCAGGAAGAAGAGCGCTAGCGCCAGCGGCTGCGCCTACACCAGTTGCTGCACCTAGCCCAAGCCCAGCAAGAAGCATCCACGTAGCCTGTCCTGCAGCTGTGGTAACCCACGCGTATGTTTGTCCTGCATATTGGGCAAATCCATATATAAGTTTGCCAAAGATATTTTTGTCTCTATACCAATCGGTGAAATATGGATCTTCTTCTAAGGCCTTTCTATATTGTGTCCAATAATTCATTCTTTCTTCGACGGTGATACCTTGAACTTTAGCCCCTATGTCGATAATATCTGGCATCCAAAGGGTAGGCAATCCCTCTCTTTCGGCTACATAACGGCCATGCAGTATTCCCTCATATGTAGAAGCAGCACCATGTCTATATGTAGTTGCTAATTCTTTTGCTATTCTACCTGGGCCGAAATCGACAGGAGCCCACGTACCTGCACGAATACTTCTTTCATGAATGCGTTGCCTTTCTTGAGTGCTCCTTGAAAATGCAGGCCTGCGTTCTGTGAGCTTTCTATCTTGGATAACAGGGATAAATGGCCTTGATAAGGTTGCCTCTGTTTGTTTTATGTTATCTAGGTCATCTCTTACTATGCCCATACGATATACTTCTCTGGCTAAAATACTTGCCATCTTAGGGGCAGACAAAACAAATAAATCCCAATCATAATTGTTAGGGGTTAAGGTTTCGCCACGTTTCTCTATTTCATCTCGTACTTCAGGGAAATTCATTATTGTGGCCATGGTATACCCATAATCATCGGCCATCTTTTGGTAATGAGCAAGCTGATCTGAACTTATATCTCCGAAGGTCTTATATGCATCGATGAGTGGCTGTTTTGGCATATATGGTTGTTGCTTCCTTTGTTGTAAAATCAAAGAAGCAGCTGCTATATTATTAGCAATGTCTGAAGGGATATTAACTCCCTGTATGTTCTGTTCTTCTTCTTCTTCAAACCACAATTTCTCTGCCATCAGCGCTTTCTCCTATCAATAGGCATACCACCAAGTACTTCCCATGCTGGAACCCATTCGCCATCCCTGTCCATATACCATTGCAAGCTGCCATCTGGAGCTTCTCTAAGTACGCCACCCATTCTATATATTTCATAACCTCTCAATTTGTTCTTTTGGAAGAAACCCTGAGATACCACTACTTCTTCCATCAACGCATCAGCAAGATCATAATATGTAGTTGGCTTTATTGAAGCTCGACCAGTAGTCCCAGCCATGGCATCAATATATTCAAGATATGCTTCCTTAAATTCAAGATAACTTCTCAGGCTTTCTGGTGACTTAAAGTATTTATTCTTAACATATGTATCTACATCAGAAGGAATGTTTCCACTATAGTCTGGATTAAGATATACATTTGAATTTTTCTGTACTACGTCTCTTATTATTGACTCAACCTCAGGATTACTTAAGATACGTTTTTCTGCAGCCTCTTTTTTTGCAATAGCATCATATACGTCACTTGATAATCTTGGCAAAAGCGCTTCTGAAATATTATTATCATCCACAGCCCTATAAATAGAATCGTAAAGTCCTGGATGTACATCTCTTGTACGCCATGCTTGGTAAATTGTCTTCTGTTCTTCTTTTGTAAACCTTCCACCAAGAGCAGCAAATATTTCAGCTTCGCTTTTAAAGGCCTCTGGATGTTCGGGTGGCAATGTTACTCTCCATAAAATATAATCAAAATCCTTAAAACTCTGCCATCTGCCTACATCTGATTTCTCATAATTAGATCGTACTTGGTTTTGCAAGCTCAACTTATCTTTAGGATCTAAATTAGATTCTTCAATTATTTTGATAGCATCGGTCAAAGAGCCAGCAGATGAAATCCTAACCACAATAGAATTTAAATAATTATCATAACGTTCTGCCTCAAATCTTCGTTCATCCACATAAATACCCTGCACGTATGTCATAAGCTTATTTTCTCTTTCGCCACTAAAATTTTCTCTAATATACTCTAAGGCTCCCTCTTCGTTCTGTAGACCAAACTGCTGAAATATTTTGTACCCAGTTTCTTGGACAAATATAACTTCTTCTTTATCTTTAATAAAGCCTTCTATCTTAGTCTGGTTGGCAGTGCTTATCTTGTCTTTATTTTGTTCATAGTAATCTTTAGCAGCTTCAAGCTCATCGTTCGCCAATAAATTAGAAATAATGCCACTGTGTACATTATTGTGCCATTCATCCATAGCAAGTTTTACTGGCTCTTCACCATAACTACCATAAATAGCTGTAGCTACACGCTCTGCCTCTTGAGTAAAAGCAGCCATAGCTTCGGGATCACCCTTAGATGCTATAGCTGCTTCTGTGAGAGATGCAAGATTTGCATTAAGTTGTTGTACTCTAGCTTTTTGCATTTCAGCAGCTTCGTGTTTAGAAATCTGGCTTTGATATGCTGGTAGTTGTCGTAACATTGATTGTATCAATACATTTCCTTGATTAGTGTTTTCTGCTTTAACGGCAATTTCTTCAATTATTTTATTGTATTCTTCAACAAAAGTTTTATATATTCCATCTGCTTCTAAACCCTGCTTAAGCATTAGTCCATTCTCGCCATACAAAATATTAGTAACACGTTGCTGGGCTTCAACCGTAAGGTTTAAACCTTTGATTGCATCTCTTTCATCTTGCATACGCTTGGCATGAGCTTCTAATTCTGCCCCAGCTTGAGACAATGCAGATGCAATGGTTCCACCAAAAGCTTCAGGCCCAGGAGCCGTGGCCGTTGGTGTTGGAGGATTTTTTATTGTTTCTTGTGGGATTAATCTAGGTACTCTCATAATTACTTACCTAGGGGCTGGCCCATCCAGTCCCATTTATCAGAAAAATTAGTAACAGCTGTCCCAAGGTGGGTTAACCCTCCTATAATCCCAGCAGTTCTTGCTTGTCTACCAGTAGCACGGGCTACATCAGCCTGATATCTTTCCATGTTGGCACGGTTGCCATAACCCCATTGGTCTAGCATAGCATTATATCTGATTGTGGCGGCATCTTGCTCTATGCTCCACTGTGTACTGAGCAAAACATCCAAAGGACTTCCTGCATCAGGGATAAGACCAGCAGCACCAAAGGCAGCACGCTGAGCACCTTTGGTAAGCTCACCTCTCATTCTCAATTGTCTTTCTTCTTGAGCAGCTCTTTCTGCTGATATAGCAGCCTTGCTTTCTTCAATCTGAGCGTTGTATTCTGCAGCCCTTGCTTGAGCTTCAGCGCTTTGTTGAGCGGCTCTACCGTACATTACTGGAGCGGCTACTGACATCACAGTGCCTAGCCCACCAAGGAATGCAGGAACACTACTAAATGTATTACTTACCCAGGTTGTAAGTGCATTAATGCACATCTCTATCACTCCTAACCCAAACCATCTTATAAAACCTAGCTGAAGCATCAACGCCAGGATAAATTTCTTCTAAAATCTTAAATCCAACCCATTCAAGCATCTTTATCACTTCAGTGTTTTTTGAATATATTATACATTCAAGCGCATTAAACCTGTTTTGTAAATCCTTCATTATTTTCTTGAAATGCTTTAAAAATATAATACCATATTTATTGATAAGACTTGAACATATAAGCCAAGGATACGCTCGTTTAGTTAATTTAGATAACTCACGAAACCCAAACATAGCCGCAATTCTACCATCTATAGTAACAGCATATACTTCGTCGGACATGTTTACAGATTGCATCAATGCGTCTTTGTCTGCTGAGCCAAATAATGCGATTAGCTCGGCAATATTACCAGGATGTAACGATTCTATAATTTGATCTATGTGATGGTCTTGGCATACCTCAGTCCTAATCTCCATGGGCTACCCTCACAGTCCAGTTTAATATGTTGAATGGGTATGGATGCCTTTGCTCTATGGTAACCTGGCCATAATAGTCATATTCTGAACTCAAATCTTCGGTTAAAACGCCAGAATACAACTCAAGATTTTCATTAGGATAATAAATAGGATACATATCATCTTCTCTTGTCCCAATATAACCAAACCTGCTATCCAAAACCTGCAATATAACGTTTGTAGCTCGTCGTCGTGAGCCTGTAGATATGCCTTCTCTAGTTTCATATATCAGCGGAAGAGATTGCATTGTGCCAATGTATTGTAATCCAACAACAACATATGAGGCTGTATTTTTTAAAGTAATAGTACCATTCTGCACAGTATGGCCAAAGATTGGCACGCCATCAGCTAAAACAACAACTTGCTTACCATTTAAATGGCTTAACCCACTTATCGTAGTAACTGGGTCTCCATCATATGCTACGACAGCACAATCAAGATGCATGGTTTCTGGTTTTGAACTAAGTTTTTCTACGTATCGGACGTCACTGCCATTGATATTTCTTCTAACTATCATGTATACTTCATCTTCGGTAAGCCCTGGGGCAGATGAAATAGATTCAACGACACCACCCACATCGTGCATATGCCAAGCCCACACTTCCTGCTCTTTCATGTATGTAAGACCCAGAAGCTTGCCATCAGACCTAACAACCCACAATACGCTCCATGGTTCCTGCTGATAACACCAATCAACAATTGTATAATCATCAAAAAGATGTGTAGCAAAAATAGATAAATCGACACTATCGTAACCGTCGCTTTCAAAAGAATACGCAAGGTCACGCACTCTCTTACCAAACTTCTGAACAAAGAGGACTGAAGCTCCAGAAATCATTGGTTCAATAGGATGACTGCCTCGATAACCTTGGCTAGAGATATACATAGAGTCTGGGGTAATGGCATTACCCTCAGCGCTTCCAGTAATACGCCATTCACCACCAGTGGTAAGCACAATGAGGTCTTTCAATGAAACAATGCCCTGTATTTCATCAAGCGAGCGTGAGCGTATTGGTATCTTAACAGAGTCGTCGGCCTCTATTGGTTCTGAAACTCCAAAATTATTGTAATCCCCAGTAACGCTTTGCCAAATATCGAATGGACTCGTAGGAGTTCTACCTAAAGTCAATCTATCTTGATGGAACGTAATAACTGCAGGCCACCCAGGGACATCACCCCAGGCGCCAAGAGACCATTTCTTTGTGGGGGTATTCAGATAAAAACATTTGCGCTTAACTTTGCATCTTACTTGTTTAGGGGATATATATTGAGTAATCTCTAAAATGCCGTTAAGTTCTTGTCTAGAATATTTTAAAATCCAAGTAAATGGTAATATAACACCTACATTATATAATCTTATTTTTGGTATAACATCATTATAATCTTCGGAATTAAGCTCGCCAGTAATTTTTACTCTATTTGTGCTATGCATATTTAGAAAACTATCAAATACTTGCCAAGTTATTCCATTGTCTATTGAATATTGTATTTCAACAGACGAAGCAATGGTGTAATCATCGACATTTTGAAATGTACCTGTAATTTCAAATTCTCCATCTACATCCCATGGACCAGCGAGAACTCCAGAGATTTCTCTATCATCTGCGGTTCCATTAGATATTATTTTAGATTCCATGATATATCTAATATTTATCAATCTACCTACATCTTCTGGGACAAACATATCAGAAGAAGCTGTAACCGTAACAGTATCGCCAATCTTACCAGTAGAGCCATTATATGAAGATATTGTCAAAGTATTATCAGTATCGTTTTCTTTCATAAATGGGCCATTTTTAAAATCAAGGTCTTCTAATGACCAATTGTCATTGGCATAACGCTTTAATTGCTTTGGTCTATGGTGGCCATCTACTATATATAATACATCGGCTGACTGAACGTATCTTATATTAGGAAGATCTGCAAGCTCATACGGAGCAGAAATTTCATAAGGCAAACCATTCTTAATTATTGGCTTACCATCTACAAAAAACCTCATATATTGATTGCCAACTTCAATATGAATAGATGGTTCGCTTGTAAAACTCATTGGGATAAGTATGGCTTTGCCGTTGTTTTTTGTGCTACCTACATACCAAGTACCAGGTCTGAAGCTAGTACCACCATGTGCGAATGGTATAAAATTGCGGCACTTAGCTAAAGCCACCTTAACCTTCTCAAGGTCAGACCTATACCACAATGCAGGGGCTACTTCACCGCCAACCATTGCAACCTGGTGAGTCTTAAATGTACTGGACGATGGAGAAGATCCCATATTACGTGCCATTAGTATCGAGCCCTCCTGTATTTACTTTCATAGTCGCAAACAACGTGGATTGCTTCGTTAGCATTGATTTCCTTAGATCCTTCACCCATCTGCATAGATAGCTGCAGTAAGTCTAAGTGTTTGCCTCTATCTCCAGCATGGGCCATTGCTATCTCAGCGGCAAGACGAGTAGCAAATGCTTGCACAAACATAGATGGGAATGCTTCCTCGCGAATGTTGTTTGTAGTATATATAGCATAAGCATCAGCTTCATTAGTTCCAATTAGAAGCCTGCCAGTATTTTCATCAGTTATAATTTCATATAAAACTGGTATTTCATCTTTGGTATCTACAGACGCTTTAGAAGTTATCATTCTAATGCATAAGCAATCATCGGGATATTCATAGCAGAACTCCCATTTAATATGTTTATAGTCTGATAAAGTTAGTGGTACAGTCCTTTTAGCAAAGCTCCACGAATGCTCCTCTAAAAAAGAAAATAATGTAGGTTCATATAAATTATGCAATGTTTGAGCTAACGGCGAATCAAGAACCTTGTCATCGACAAGTTGTCTTGAGATGCCTGCTTTGGCTAAAGCTAAATTCCATATCTGTAAACGGGTAAAACTCATAAATTCACCCTCTTAATATGTGAGGGGGCATAGCCCCCTCAGCTATCATGCTATTCTTTTCTCCTTTTCCTATCGGAACGAATCAATCGAATTATCTCTTGGTTCGTAGCCCCGATAGGAACAGACACGCCTTCCTTGCCTGCCAGCTCAAGTAGTTCATCCTTTTTCATTTGATTCAAGGTTTTGTATTCCTCCCTTGGATATTCTTGCTTTATATCTTTGACTTCGTTAGTTTTAACCTCGCCAATAGGCTTGAACCACTTGGGCACAGGCACACCATCTGGCACAACTACACGCTCACCCTTTTTGCGATATCTATGGCTTAAATCTAGGCAGTCAGTTGTAACCTCATATAACATATTAATCACCGCTAAATATTAGTTTGAGGATTATCGGTTAAATAAATGTCAAGCTTACCACTTGCTATAGTAGTTGGGACAATCTGCGCTCCAATATATCTTTTAACTTTTTCTGGCTTAGGTAATCTAACCATGCCAAAACAATATTTATCTTTGAGATTTGCAACCGGAACAACCCCAGAAGTCCACAGAATATCTGGACTATTAAAATTATTGTTTGTTAATTCATCTTCTGTAACTAACTTGACCTCAACAGACCCTGCACCATCAGTACCAGAACCTACAAATTCGGTCTCAACATATGCTACGAAATATAGCTCATTAACGGCGTCGCCAACCTTAACAGTATCTATTATATTTTCTGAAAAAGCTGGCGCATTAGCATCCTGTGCATCGCTTAAAATTAAATTTTTATCTAGTATCAATCTTTACACCCCCTTATTACGCAAAATTAATATGAGACTCAGTAGTAAGTATTTTATCGCAACGTCTTATTGGGATGCCATCAAAAGTGAGTATCTTCTTCCCGCCATACTCATCAAGAGATAGGTAAACATTAGATTTTTCGTTAACCATTATCCTAAGCCACGTCCTGACTATTCTATTGCAATAAATAACAGGCTTACCAAGATTGACTTCAGGTATCGTCTCAACAGCTTGGATAAGTAACCTAATCAAATTTGGTGACGTATCTCCACTTGAAGCCCCAAACGTGGATAATGAATTAACATCTATATTGGCAATACGCACGACGTATCTCCAATCACGTACAGACAAACCACAATCCCACTTGTAGTGCGACTCAAGAACGTCATACCTACCACCGTTTACAAGGTCAGTTACAGTTTGCTTACCATTATCGGTAATCTGCATACCAGCCTTGGACCCCTTGGGGAAGATACCATGAACAGTGTTAGGGCCCCATACAACAACCCATATAGACGTTAAGTTGCTATTAGTTTCTTCTCCGCCGCCATCAATTATTTGACCGCCATTGTCAGCATTCGGATCACAGAACCTTGGAGCCAGACCCATAAACTTCTCTGGTTCATCTCTAGTATCACCATAAAACAGTGTCTTAGCCATCTCCTGGTTCATGCCCTCGATGTGGAGTCTCTCCTCAGAAAGCCTCCACTCAGCAGAATTACCATTAAGTTTAGCAAGATCAACGTCAATCTGTGGTCTTGCCTCAAGCATACCACACGTGTCTACGACTTGCCTAGTCGTGCCCTTGGTAGGCTTAACCCCTTGATACAATGCCCTCCACGTAGGCTCAGGTATGCCTGTGGCTACAGTGGTCTGGTGCCCTGTAGGCAGGTTACCTTCAATCCACACCATATCTTCTAGTATCTGATTAGTTTCAGCTAGTAAGTTAACTACAGTATCTATCTTGCCCTTAGGGTCAAGCCGTCTCGCCCAATCGTGCAATGTTGGAAGATTTTGTCCAAACACTTCAGGCATTTATTACACCTCCTATTGATTATCTTTAAACATTGTCGGATAGAGCGTCTTCAGGATGTTATCCTCATCGCCAACCCCTGGACGGCCTTCGACGAATTTAGCCTCTGTACCAATCTCTTTACCTATACGATACAGAAAAGCTAAAAGTCTAGGGTTATTGCCAAATCCAGTCTGGTCGAGCTCCTGAATTAACTGCTCGTCTCCGAACCTATTAAGTACAGGGATTATCACTGTTTTGAGGTTCTCCTCAAATTTAGGGCCCCCATACTCCTCGTGTTTCTCTGCTTCCTCGCCCCATTTTTTTACCTGATCATACCAAGCTTTGACGCTAGCTTCCTGAACTGCCTTAGCTTGTTGTTTGATATGTTCAATGAGGTCGTTAGCTGCTTCCTGAGTAGCACCATGTTTTCTTAAAAGCTCGGTGTACTTAACCTTTTCTTCTTCGGTAAGATTAAGGTCTTCAGGAAACTCATATGATTCAGGCACCTCTGGCTTTGGCTTTTCTTCTGCAGGTTTCTTTGCTGGGTCGGTTTTTTCTGCAACATCAGGTTTCTCTGCTGAGTCAGGCTTCTCTGCAGGTTTAGCCTCGCCAGAGACTGGTTTTTTCTCTACCGCTTGCTCGCCTTCACCCGAGGGTTCAGTGTTTGTCTGTGCCTCGGCATTGACGTTAAGCTCTTCAGTCATTATTTTCTTCCTCCCAATCATGTAGTATTGCTTCTACCTGCTCATTCCACTTAAATGATTCCGCAAACATCTTGCCAAACAAATCTTTATCTACACGAGCTAGCTCTCCAATAACCATTAATCCTATCTGTCTCATTCCATCATTGAAGAAAGTATAACTATTGCCAGTCATTACTGGCTGAAATATGTGACATCGCTCAATGATAGAATACACCCACCTCCTCCCAGGTTCTGTTGATACAATCTCAGCTAGATCATTGATACGCATATTTTCAATAATCTGCTCTTTTAATCTTTGCCTTTCTGCCCCTTCATGGTCAGTAACACTATATTTTCTAGGATTCCTGTTCATCTAAGACCACCTGCTGCACCCTGTAGCAGAGCATTAAGTGCATTCTGCCCACTCATATCAGCCTCAGATAATGTCTTCCCTTGTTCTATAATCTGCTGCATCTGAGCCATTTGTGCTGCTTGTCTTTCTGCTTCAGCCCTTTCTCTTCTAATTTGTTCACGAACCCTAGGATCAGTAAGCATCCTCTGTGGTATCTGAATAGCAGATAAGTACCCTTCACCGATGGCATCAGGATTCAATATATCTCTAGCTTCAGGGTACAAACTAGAAAGCTGTGCAATGAATGCCGAACCTTGCTCTATCTTTGCCGACTCTATCATTTGTTGAGCTTGAGCTAATATTGACACATATTCTATGGTTATCTCTTGATCTACAATGTCTGGTGGTGGTGGTGGCAACAAACCACCTCTAAGCATAATACCAAATATCCTGTTGATTGCATCATCTAAGTATTCATCAGCTCGCTCTAACGCTGGCGACAGCATCAATAACTTCTCCTGCTGTATTTCCACAACTTCACGAGCTGTTTTTTCTGCGCTTCCTGTAGACCTAGCCATCAATGCAAGAAACAAATCTTTGTAATATGCTTGGTCTATTAATTGCCTCAATTCAGTTAAGCTTAGCTGTATACCGTTTAAGTCAGGTGCAACCTCATATAATGGCTTAATTCCTCCGCCTGATTGCATAGTTGAGTAAAATGATAATCCGCCTGGTGCTGCATTAACTACTTTGTCCATATCAGCAACGGGGGCTTGAAGCGGTGGGTTAACTGATTTTTCTATACCTACTCCTCTGTCTCTCAGCGTAGCATGAAGTTCTTTACAGTCAGGCAAAACCACCCACCCTGGCCCGAAACCATAATCATCTCTACCAGCTATCTCCCACCTAAATGTTGCGAATGGTTTTTCTTCATAGCCCTTTACCTCAAGTACTCCTTCGTCGTCTTCCGAGACATCAGCCTCAAAATATACAGACCTATATGGCATATTTCTGTTACTTCTACCGTCACGAATACGGTCATCATTCGGCTCTATGGCATGGATAATGTGGTGCCATTGCTCAGTATTGTTGCGGTCGTACTCATTTCTAACTTGTCGTGATACATTCTCTTTGCCAAAAGTATTTACTAACTCCCACGTACGCATATAGAAAGACCTATATAATGTATTGTTGCGCAGTGTATAATCAGAAGCCAGTGCATATTCACCAATCATCAATGTATGCGCTCGTATGACATCCTCAAAATCTTCAAGAAATACAGTTACACCAGTACCATACGTAGGGGCTTGACTCCATACACCATACGTACCTTCGTAAAAATTACTCTGCCCCATCACGAAAGTCATACGATAAGTAACTTCGTCCAGCCATCGACGTATGGCGGGGAATCTAGACATCTCAGGATCAGGCAGACTGGCACGCCACCACTGCCTTGATTTAGATGTCATCCCACTTTGAAGTCCTGCCGCAGTTACTCGTGCTGCAAGCGTGGGCCATGACGTCACCATGTCATCGTCGCCACGTCTGGGTCTGGTTTCAAAACCTGGGTACAAAGCACGGCCATACTGCGGCAGGACATAACTGCACAAGTCCTTCCATATAGGCTCCCAATGCGACCTATTATAGAGTAGCTCTTTATGCCGTTTCTTATACTTTTGTATATCGGTCACACCAGGCAGTTCCATTGATTATGCCCCCATAGTCTTACGCAGTACAGTTTGAGGTTGCTGTGGTTGCTGAGTGGCCGCCCCTCCACCTGGTACACCAACCCTGCTTCCTCTTGTAAGCCACGTAGACTCAAATCCTCTCCTTGCTGCTGCCCGTCTACGCTCAAGGTCTCTGCCAACCTCTTCACGCTCACTCTCCTGCTCCATAATAGGAGGCGGGGGTGGCTCCATTATTGGGGGTGGGGGTGGGGATGGGGTAGCAAATAATCCACACATATTTTATACCTCCATTCAATTATTTACTAGCACAGCATGCGGTCCTCCACCAATGGACCGAGACCTGCCGCCTGATACAAAAAATCTATCACCATTAACACCTAACCTTTTTACTACAGGATAAGCAAAAGTCAGAGCCAATGCATCTGCTCTGTCAGGGCTGGGCAACTTACGCACCTTCTTTATGGCTTGTTTTGACTCAAGCTTCATCTTACCAGATTGTCTATGGTAGTCGTAGTATGGTGTAACTAAATCATCACGCAGTTTTCTATCGTCAGGTATAGCCCCACCACTTTTGAGCCATTCCTTCATCTCATACCACATCTCCATGCGCTTGTTAGCAAGCTCCGGACGACTCGATGCTGCCGAGCTATTAACACCAACGACCTTATCACTCATGCCCATACGTCGTAACTGGTCTACCACACCTGCCCCTACGCCTGTAACATCTACAAATATTTTATCAGCATTCCTTTCGATGGCAAATCTATATATTTTGTCAGCGTATTCAAGAGTATCTATATCAGTACCTTCCCATAGTTTCTCTGAGTATAAACCTTGTCGCAAAAATAAACAACTACTATCGTCACCAAAGTAACTCACGTCAGCCCCAAGTATCACAGGAGCAAAGTTATACTCACTATCATGCAAGAACCTATGTATTGCTGCCTCGACCAACTCAAGTGGTATGAACTGCTGTACCGATGCGCTCGGGAACTCACCAAGCACCCTGACACGATACTGGTCACTATCCTCGCCATACTCCTGCTTCATTAACTCTATATATTCTTTAGTTACGAGCGGTGAATCAATACACGAAAAAGTATAGGTATCCCACAATCTCCTGTTGTTGTTGAATGCTTCGTAGAAGTATCCAGTTACCATGGTAGGGTTACCTGTCATAACAACTCTAGCATTGCTTGTTGTAAGCGTACCTCTCATAACCTCAAATATCTCGTCAGGTACTTCAGCTGCCTCATCTATGAGAAACATGAGGTTCTTAGCGTGGAATCCTTGTAATGCACCAGGTTGATCACGGCGTGCTGTACGAGCTACGGCGTATTGCTTTTTACCACATCCTTCTATGGTAACTCTGTCTCTAGTGATTATTGTTGCGTCAGCCATATCCTTGGGCATCTTCATGCGCCATGAGTCTACCTCCGACCATAACACGTCATTCAACTGATGGCTCGATGGAGCTGTGCATGGTATTTCAACGTCTAATCTTGTCCAGAGGAACCAAAGTAAAGCCCAAGATAACGTGGCGCTCTTCCCACACCCATGTCCACTCTTTACAGCGACATGTGCATTATCTTTAGCTATCGATTTAAGCAGTTGTTCTTGCTGTGCTGTTGGTGTGGCGCCAAATATCTCACGTACAAAAAGTACTGGATCTTTACGGTAAGATGTGAATTTACTGATCAACCGTTCGTTGATTTGCATTTTTAGCCCTCTTCAAAGTGTTTCTCAAGAGCACTTAACAAACTAGCAGGGCTGAAGTTCACATTGACCTGATCTACAAAGTCACCGCTAGCTTTAGCAAGAAGTTCACTGGCACGAATTTTGTCCTTTGGGCTGGTTTCTGGGTCGTTCATTATGCGTGCCCAAAACCTTTTTCTTGCTGTCTGCGACTTAACTACCACATCTGCTTCGGGGTCTGCGCTTTTTTCGATGGCTAAATAAAAATCGTCTCTAGAGAGAAGCTCCTGCGCTTTTTCTGCGGGGTTGTCGTACCCTACCATACGACAGGCTTTAACCACATCGTTGATGCCTGCGGCCACAAGGTTGATGACCGCTCGCTCTTGTTCGGTAAATAATTGTTTGGATTGGACTTTCTTCATTGGGTACACCTCCCCTCTGATTTTAGATTAAAGCATTGTTGAGTTTTTGTCAAGATAAAATAAAGAATATTGTATTTTGTAAGCATAAAATTAGACCCCGCAGTGGTGATGCGGGGCCTTGTTGCGAGATTGCTTTATATACCAACCCGAAAGGAGGAGATTGGTGTAATTGTATTATGCCACATTGGGGGGAGGGTTGTCAATAGGTCGAAGGGCCTGGAGAGTTGGAAATTGCCCTGGGGGTGGGGGTGGGGTACCTCCGCCGCACGCCAACCTCAATTCCCCCCCTCCCCCACCCCTCGCACACTGTACACAAAACAACCCCCCTTCCTCGCTGCTCATCGTATCTCGTATACATAATGCAGAATAT